CTCGTGGTTGGTTCTCTGGCATGATGTCTCGGACATCTTTAAAATCTCCTCCCAGACCTCGCCTTGCGTGGCGGTCATGATACCTCTCTTCTACTACCTGGCCGGGGGCAACAGGAAGTTTTGTTCTATGTGTCTCTTTCTTGTAGTAATCTTCTCTCCCTATGTCCTTAGGGTCTTCTTGTAGATCTGGAGTGCCTTCGTCTAAAGCTGGAGTGTTTTCATCTGCATAATCTTTGCGACCTCCTAAAGAAGTCCCACGCTCCCAATATGAACCATCTTTCTTCTTAAAGCGCAATCCCACTAACCGAGTACGAGTCAACAGTCCACCAGAGGAAGAAACTCCACTTTCCTGACTCAACAGACCAAGTCTCTGTCCATTTTCCATCAAGCTTCGCCTTCCGTAGGCATTTCATCACGGCTGCGGTCCATCATTCCTTTGAGGTGGACTTGATCAATTGTTGTTTGATACCGCGATTCTAGTTCTCTGCTTTTGATCAAATTCTCTGTTTCAAGCTTATCTCTTGCAAGATCATCCTCTCGCACCATCTTTTCACGTTCAAGAGCAAGTTTTGCTTGATCCACCATCATATCTGCTCTGACTTTGTCTGCTTGTGCTTGTGCAAATATCTCATCTGGCGTTGGTTTTGGTTCTTCAGGAGGAGGTGCTTGATACGTAGAAGGATCAGTCCAGAATGCAGACACATCCTTGTGTCCAGACAACTCTGTCATCCGTGCCAGGGTTGTGTGATACTGCTGCAAGTTAACCAAGGGATTTTCTGGACCAAGTTCCTTGAGAATCTCCTCTTGTTTTGCAACCAAAAGAGAGAGGGTTTGGAATCTTTCCTCATTTGATCCCATTCCTAGTGCAACATTCACACTGACATCCATACCTGCATCCCACTGTCTTGGATCAACCGGCACCCACTCATTTCTGAGACGAACCATCCTCTCACGATCCTGGTGGGAGTGGAGAATCCTCAAAACCTTCTTAAAGAGAGGTTTCATGCCAGTTTCTGCAAAGGTACGGCAAAGCAGTTCGATTTGTGCTTGCGACGCAGCAACTGTTGCAGAAACAGCAGCACGGGTGCTGGATTGCAGTGCAGAGGGATCAAGTCCCATTGATGCTTTGCTCATACCTGTGCGGTCTTCTCTAATCTGGTCAAGATAATCGAGCATGGGAAATGCTTCTCTTCCTGAGAAATCCTTCACCATCTCCCGCACGGCTCCAGGTGCTCGTGTCCTCACCACTTTTCCAACACGATTGCTCAAAAGATCATCCATATCGACAATCTGTCCAACAACAACTTCAGTATCGGGATGAATCGACTTTGCAAGAGAATCCAGCATGTTTCTCAACACCGCAGACTTGACGAGTTGCAAATCCATTGTCAAATCTGCAACCGACTGACCCCGCCACATGTGGGGTTCCGGGTAGGGAGTAAAGACAACAAAAGGTGCTTCATTGACAGGATTGTGGTGGAGAACTTCATGGTGTGAACCTGCACAGCAGACTCTACGCAGAGACGCAATCCCTGATCCCTCCCAATCCACTTTCACATAGGCTTCTGTGTACAGAACAGTTCTGTTTGCTTCTCCTCCAGACTCTCCTCCAGAAAAAAGTGCCTGATCATGCCGTGCCATGTACTCTGTGTTTGTTCCAAAGCCGGTTTCATCTCCTGCAAGTGCAAGCATCTCATCAAAATCGTATCCCATCTCAACCAACTCGCTGACGCTGAGATATCGACGATGTGCAACAATATCTGCTTCTTCTACGCTTTTTGCTCGTCTGTCAATGAGAAACTCTTCTGGAGGAAGAGCATCCACAAGAACTGAACCTGTCTCTGTCTGACGACGAAGGGTGACTGAATGGATTTTTGGAACTTCTTCCAGAGGAACTTCTCCCATTCCTACTGCCTGTTCAAACTCTGGCAGCGGCGCACTCTCAACTTGGGCATCCTCGATACCTTCTGAACTCAAAACTGCTTCAAGTGCAGCATCGTCTAATCCAGAATACTCTTCATGTTCAACTTCTGTCTTGGTCTGCCAGTTGACTTTGACAATGCCAACTCGTTTCAGCAGGGCATCCTTGAATACACCAAAAAACCGCAAATATGCAGGATTGTCCTGACCCAGCACCACAGAGTTCACATAATCTGTTGCCTGTTTTGCATGGGCAACGTCTTCTTCACTGCGTGGGAGGTACTCCACCACCTTCTCTGGGCCGAAAAAGGTCCGCATGACTTGTGGCAGCATCAGAGAGATCGTGTCTCTCACATCATAACTGACCACCTGTGAACGTCCTTCCTCCTCATTTCCAAAGGGCAGTCCTTGGTAGTAATTGTTTGCGAGCACCCTGTCTTTGGCCTCTGTCTGGTCAATATAATCCTCTGCATCCTCGATGAGTCCTGAGACAATCCCTTCAAGTTCTTGGAGAGACATCCCCTCCTCCTCCTGTGAGACTTCCTCGCCTAACTGACCTTCTTCGTACTCTGACATGCCAAGTTCAAAAATAAGTTAACATAATATGTAATTCTGTGGTGGACGCTAACTCCACGAGTTTCCAGTGTCAACACAAAAAACACTGAATGAGTGCAGAAATCGTCTTACCAAGGTCTTTTCTTCATGTTTCCTTTCTCTTTCCTACACAATTCCAGGAATTGTCCGAATCAACGGCTTCGGCTTTCTTGTATGGATCGACCCCCAACCCGAATGATTTGCAAACGTCAACACCAGGGCATCTGCTTTGTCTGGACTTGCATTTGCTCCCAAACGCTTCCTCGTGATGTCCTTTGGCTCAACCTGCATCTTTCCATTACTCGGCCACAACCTCCTCACACTCACCAATTCCTCCACCAACCCACTGTCTGATGGAATTGTCACCTCTCTTGTTTCAAACCACTCGCGACACCTCCACCAAAGCTCTGCTTTCAAATTCCAGTACTCTGTTCCCATTGAAGGCGACTCTCCAACATTCACTCCACGAACATCTACTCCTTCCTCTAATAACCGATCCATTACTCCTGCACCCATTCCCACTGAATCCAACAACACCTCCTCAATCACAAAACCACTCTGGCGTAAACCCTCCAACTCTGACCTGATCCAACCTGCAACCTGCATCAAATCCATTCCCTTCCTTGCAGCAATCTTCTCTCCTACCACCCTGCGCCCCTGCCGGACACAGATCGTGCTGGCATCTCCTCCTCTCCTTGCGATGTCTACTCCAACAACAACAGGTCCGTCGATCCCCTCCAAATCCCTTGCAACTGCACCCTCAACCAATCCTCTTGGAATGATCGTGTCATCATCCTCAATTGGAAACTGTCCCAAAACACGCACCCTGTATGGATTCGTGTCTTCTCCATAACGAATCTTCATGTCCTCAATGTAATCCGCACTCACTCGCGGAGAATCTAAACATGACACTCTGATCGTCTTCCAATAATTTGCTAACCTCGTCTGGGTTGCATGGAAAAATCCTGTACTTCTGACTGGATTTCCCAACAAGATCGTTGTTGCCCTCTCTCCACTCATACTCCCCGCTGCTGTCTCATACACTCCCTCTGGCACTCCACTTGCCTCGTCTACTACCAATAAAACATGGTCGCTGTGTATTCCTGCTAATGCCTCTGGAGTCTCTGCACGTGATACCCGGAAACTGATGAAACTCTCTGAGGGTGCCCCTCGCAGCCTGATTGTCTCTGTCAATACCTCAATTTGCTCCTGCAAAACCTCCGGTAATTCGTGAATCCACCTCTTGCACTCCGTTGCCAAGGCATCCTGTAACTGTCCAACTGTTGGCGCAGTCACTACTGTCTTCTGAGGATACTTACAGAGTAAATGCCACACCATTGCCCATGATGCACATGAACTCTTTCCCACTCCATGTCCGCTGACACAACTGATCCTGCGCTCTCCACTCCCAATCCAATCCAAGACCTGTCCCTGCCACTCGTCTGGCTCTACTCCCAATACCTCCTTCACAAATGACTTTGGATCGTTTCCGTATCTCTCCAGAAATTCTCCAATCACTCCGCTGTAACTCACTCCGCTACCCCCTCAATTACTCGCATCCTTGCCTCCTGACTCTTCATTACCAACTTCAACTGCTCTACATAAACCTTCGTCATGTCTGTTGTCTTGACATCAATCTGCTGGCGCTCTCCAAACATCCTTGGATAATACTTCGTTGCTAACCACTTCCTTGCATCTATACTCACCTTTGCAACATCACTGTCTATTCCTCCATTCTCTAAATCCTCTAGCAACCCCTCGATCTTCTGAACATGCATTACTGCTCGCCCCTCATGTGCCGCTGCATAGCGAGAAGATAACCTGTCTGAATGTAACCTCCGCTGCATTACACTCATCCCGTATCCCGTCCTTCGACAAATCCCAACTAAAGTCGCTCCACTTCGTATCTCGTCAAATATCCCCTCCCAAAACTCGTCGTCACTCTCCGATGGAACCTTGTCTGGATACTCCCGCACTGACTCCTCCCGAAGTGCCAACTCCCTCGATACATCGTCTGTCTTGATTAAGGACTCCGCTGATCTCAAGGACTCCTCTCGTGAACCCCTGTCTACTGAAAGACGTCCCGCTCCACTCTGTAAAGCCGCCTCTCTTGCCCTCCTCCTTGGTCTTCCTGCCATAGTGCCTGAACCGTGCTGAAATTGATGTTCTAAGGTAAGTTTCTATTAGTGGCCCCTTAGTACTACGTACTAATGGGGGCCACTATAGAAAACTTACTAGAAAAATTTCCCGATAGTACCTTGGGCATGGTGGGGTGACCTGTCCTAGTACTACCCTGAATATGCCGCAGGGGGGGGGTAAACACAAGTTTAAGTATACATAATATGCATATCAACAGCGGTCTGATGATTGTTCATCATGCTATTATGCCGTGTAAGCCGCTGATATGACTACGTTTTGTTGGCTTGGCGTGTACTTGTAGCCGTTACTCATGGCCAATACCGCTACAGTATCGGATTGACTTGAAGTCTGGCTGATGCTATTCGCGACAGGTGCGCCAGCCATTGTGTCCGCCGTGCATGGTCACAC